AGAGTATTTACCAATACCTTTAGGAGATTGGAGTCGCAGTAATGGATCGTTGCGGTGTTTTACAATACCAGAAGCAAACATAGCGTAGACAGTAGAAGAAGCCGAAGAAATTTCTTTCACCCATAAAGCCCAGACTGGTAAACCTTCCAACTTTAGACGTTTCACTAGGCTAGGCATTTGTCTATCGTCAATAACTATTGCGGTTATATTCCCCCGGACCCAGAGTTCTCTAAGTTTATTGTAAATAACCTGTTCAGTAGCACCAGCGAAACCAGCGACTAATTCGGTCTCATAAGTTCCGTCTTCTGCTTTTCTCGCAGCTGCGATAGTAGCGTATTCCCAGTTCTTAGTTCTATCTACCGAAAGAATAATGTTCTCCATTTTGGTTATACCGTCACCGGAAGCATTAGCAAATAAGTCCGACGCTAACCATGACTGGGAAGTCCCAGCTATGAACTGGTTTAGACGGTATCTTCTGGCTTCATGCTCGGGAATACTTCTAATGTCCGAAAGAACAGTATTTAGATCTAAACGTTTAGCGTCAATACTTGGATTGGCGCATTTTAGAGCATGCGGGTCGTCTACTTGAGAACCTTCGGGGGCTTGCCAACAGAAGAAACCGAAACGCTCTAAGTCTTTATCCCCTTGCGCAGCTGCGGTACCCAGCCTATAGAGATCTAACAAAGTTTCCGAAGACTGGTCCCAAGCTGTAGTAATGCCGATTACCATACCGTCTTTACGTTGGGCAGTACCTAACACCGCTGCGCTCCACATACCCTTTTTTAGAATATGAAGCTCGTCTGCCAGACAAATAGAGATTGGAATTCCCTGTAGAGCTGCTTCTTTAGCCGCTTTCACGTCATAACGTCCATAACCGTCCAGAGTAGTAATACCACGTTGCTCGGTTGCTCTCTTAAAACGTTTCTTTAGATATTCGTTGGACTGAATAGTAAACAGATCTCGACTATAAATAATTCGGGCTTGATCTACAGAAGAAGCCAAAGAAATTACGTTAGCCCCCTGTTGGTGAAGAAGAAGACCATAAATTCCAAGTATCGCACCCAGTAAAGACTTACCGTTCTGCCTACCCATAGAAACTACTATCTGCCGGTAACGAAGTTGCCCCGGATAAAGTGCGTGGTTCTCTGGGTAGCGTTCCAACATGCGAGTAAGAAGCCATTTCTGCCAGTCGTCAAGCTCTAAGCCTTCCGGTTGCTCTGGAGTGACCCAAGCCAGTCTTACTAACTCGATAAGTTTAGGTCCGTCACTCGAATAATGCCTAGAAAGCGCTCTAGTGTAAATAGCCGGAAGCCTAACACCGTTTTCTAGCTTGCTCACCGTTTTAGAAGAGCGTCTAATGGATCAACAGAGTCAGTATCACCAATAGAGCGTTTCAGTTCTAGGTAAGTCTTCCGAAGTTCCGCAGCTGTAGACGTATTTGCTTTCGTATCGAAGTCAGTTGCCAAAGCAAGTGCAATTTCAGAAAGTATCTTCTGATCTAGTGATAGTTCTAACTTATTTAGCCATGCTTCTAATGCTTCTCTAACCATTTTGGTCTCCTAATTCTGGATAATTTGGCTGGTCGGTGAAAATCCCTGAACTTGCGTGGGGTGAAAAGGCGGTCATAGAAAAAACCCTACCACCCATTTATAGGGTAATAGGGCTTATCTATTGGCTATTTAGACCCATTTATCGGATACGAACGTGACCCTTTCTAGTATTGTGTCCGACTTGTAGCCATTACATCTTCTACACATGGACTGCAGGTTGCTTATGTCATGGTTAGGCGGGTCACTAGGTACCATGTGATCTATAGTCCAGTCGCTACCTTCTAGGTCTTTGTTACACCTAACGCATACTGGATCTAGTACTGTCTTAGCGTATGCCCTTGCTTTCTTCCACGCTGGAGAGTCATGCCAGTCAGCCATTGTTCTCACTACAACTAGGGCAGCAAGGGGGTTCTATCTGGGTGGTACATACGTCGCAGGTATCTACGTCGCAGTCTTCACAAGGGTCAGCCATTATCGTTAGCCTTCTGTTGCCCAGCCAGTACCATACTGTATACCTTGATTACTGCTAGAGCTGCGTCTATACCAGAGTTGTAGGCTTTATCTTCTACTGATCTAGCCCCTGTTCTTTTACAAGATAGGACTGTTGCGGTAACGCTGGATAGGGTTAGGTTGCTGGAGATAGTTGCCATTGTGGTCAGCCCTTTAGGGGTTAGTTCTTCCATTAGATTAGTTCTTTCTGTAGGTGTTCTTGGACGTCGGTTACTTTTAGTCTTATGAGCTTTGGTCCTAATTTGTAGGCAGGTATTTTACCCAAGTGGATTAGCTTGTAGACGGTGTTGCGGTGTAAGCCCAATAGTTCGGCTGCTTGCTGGACTGTTAGGTATTCTGGCATTTCATTTCTTCCATTTCTACGAGTAGTAGGTCGATTGTTTGTATTTTGTTTCTCCAATAGCCGACTGATACAGCTGATAGAGATTGCGTAAACCATAGTTGCCGGTGTTTGTTTAGTAGATCTATGACTTCGTCTAAGGTGTCTAAACGTTGGTTGTTGCGGTTAAACCTGACAGTATCTGCTAATAGTTCTCTGGTCATTACTAGCGGGTCTTCGATACGTTCACACATACACTTAGTCATTTCGATACCTTTTCGCAGTTGATTAGGTTTAGTTCTTCCGTCGTTGTATCGCTCCAACACCTGTTGGGTTTGCTGGATAGACTCCAAATAATGCCGGTTAGGATAACGCCGACTAGGAGCAGGTTCAGAATAAAGATTGTCCACTCTGATTTAGTTAGTTTCGGCATTTGGTTTACCTTTGATAAGAACGATAGCGTTTTCGACTACCCAAGCGGTTTGACTACCTTTGTCTGTTTTAGTATCTAAAGCCGTCAGCTTCATTTTTTCTAAAATTTCTATTACTCGGTTGGCTTCTGCTTCACGTCCTAACATAAATGCAGTATTAGCGATTATGGCGGTCTTTTCGGCTACAGCTTTGGCTTGGTTCTGGCTTAGATCGTTAGACATTGTAAGCCTTCTTTCCTTGGGTCGCTATGCTTGTAGGCATTTTCTGAAGTTTGGCTTTCTTGCGAAGAGCTGCTTTACGTTTATGCGTCGGAAATTGGATCCTAGAATTACTACTCATTTCTCTAGGCTTTCCCAGATACGTACTTGGCGTCCGTTTCCGTTAGTTGCTACTCCGACTACCCTGATTAGTCCTTTTAGGTATAGTTCGTTTCTTCTGGTTCTTATCCCGGACTCGGAAGATTTTGGGGCTACACCTAAAGCAACGTTTCGTTTATAGGCTTCTACGAGTTCTTCGTCGCTCATTGGCAGTTGGAGTATTTTGTGGATTGCTTTGGCTATGTTTGATACTCGAAAGTGGTCTAGCGAAGCAGCTGCTAGGTGTGACTCTAGTGGGTCGGTTGTTCTTGCGTTAGGCATTAGCGTCTTCCCCCGTTCCACTCTTTAGCCATGCCATAGATCCAGCAGATAAATACGACTGCGGTTATGGTTCCGCCTATTGCTGGCTGTTCTTGGTTCATTTCGGCTAATTTGATTATGCCTAGGGAGAAGAAAACTCCCATTAGTATCCATTTGTACATTTGTCTATCCTTTGGTCGGTTAGTTGCCTAGTTTTCTAGGTAATCAAATTAGAACACTATTAGACCCTTTTAGTCAAGATACGACACGCCAAATAACATAACGTTTAGATATCGTCGTCTAATGGATCGTAGATTGCTTGGAAGCCTAAAGCCACGTCAGTATTGGAGAGCGTAGAAGAGTCTCTGGAGCCTTTACTGGGAGCATTGTGCTTATGAGTCCGTCTCCAATTCTTGATTAGCTCTATGGCGTCTCTATCGTCAGTTTCGAATTCTGCTCCGCAGCTACATACTTCCCTAATCATTACAGCGACACTATCTCGATTTCTACTCCCGGCGGTTCTTTCTCGTCAGCGAATAGTTTGTATGCCAATAGAACTACGACTTGAGCGTCGTTTGAGAGTATTCCAGAGATTTCTAAACTGTCGTTTACAGCTCTACATAATTTATCTAAGTCGGGTGCCATGTTTGGGTATAGACGTTTATTAGATTTTGCTGGTCGCATGAAGAACGTCATAGTAACCGATACTGGACCTAAGAAAGTCGAATACTTATTGTGAAGGAGCGCAGCTCTACACGTCATTACACAAGTTTCTCTCCACTCGGGAAGTAACTTACTTGCTTCATATAGAACTACACGTCCCCCACGTATCGAAGCGTTCTTCGACCCTTGGGGT